GAAATTCGACAGTTGGCGATTATCTGTCGGTTGAAAACACGCGAACAGTATTTGACTGAGAAACACATCAATTTTATTAGTGACACTGTCGCGAAACTTGTCAAAAAATATAAGATCATCAAAGAAAAGAAACCAGCAGAATCGCCCACTTCTAACGTCATTTCCATTCAAGAACGAATGGAAGAAAAGGCGAGAGAACTCGCTGGCGAGATTGAGGGAGCTATTGATGATTTTGTATCCAACAACGGCAAGACGACTTTTTCTGCCAAGAATTATCTTCTAGCGAACTCAGTGGCAGCACCGATTGCAAAGCGAATCGGAGACAAATTCGTTAAACTCTACAACGAACTTGATGCTGTGGTCAACGGAGAAGATGATCAGCTTGTTGAGGGATATTCAAATTTCAGCAAGCGAGAGCTAAAGGCATTCCATAAATTTGTTGGAGAAATTGTTGCCGATTGCCATCAGATGGTGCAGACTGCCAAGGCTACTAGAGCACCGCGCAAACGCAAGGCTACTCCACCAAGCAAAGTTGTTGGCAAACTGAAGTACATGAAAGAATTCGCCGAACTCAATCTTAAATCTTGTAAACCAGAAGACATTCTCACTGCGAGTGAGTTGTGGGTATATAATACGAAGTACCGTAAGGTTCAGGTATACAGAGCAGACATGAGTACGCTTAGTGTTAAAGGTACGACGATTATCGGGTTCAGTATTAAGGAATCTATTTCAGTGACGCTACGCAAACCGGAGCAATTCTTCAAGGGATTGTCAATGGGTAAGAGAGCATTGACTGCTGCATTTAAGAAATTGACGACTAAACCTACTACACCGAATGGTAGGATAAATCAGGATTGTATTCTTCTTGGAGCGTTTTAATGATGCGGCGAATTAATGTCAACGAACTGACAGACGTTGCTCTCGTTTGGGCAGTTGCTACGTGTGAAGGGTACACCGACTATTGCCCCGAGACTGAAAAGATGCTGCCGCCGCATAAGACTCATGGCTTCGTGCAATTGTGCGACCTGATGTTCACAACCGACTGGGCGCAAGGTGGGATAATCATCGAGCGAGAGATAAATGTAATAGAGAAACGGGATGGGTACTGGTACGCATGGAGAGCAAAACGAAAAGATGGGTACGTCACTTCAGACTTCAAAACCGTACCAGCTTCTAAAGAAGCATGGGCTTATGGTTCCACGCCCCTTATCGCAGCTATGCGCTGCTACGTAAAAAGTAAAATGGGGGAAGAAGTTGAAGTGCCAGAAACATTATTATTGGTTGCACATTGATTAGGGAGAATTAAAATTATACTCGTAGACTACTCTCAGGTAGCACTTGCTGCCATTCTCACCTTTCAGCGAGAACTCAAGGGTGACGAATCAGAAGTGAAGAATCTGATTCGTCACGTGACTCTATCTACACTCAAGTCGCACAAGAAAAAGTATGGTAAAGAATATGGTGAACTGATCATCTGTTGCGACGGTCGTAACTATTGGCGCAGAGAAGTGTTTGAACATTACAAAGCGTCTCGTAAGAAGAATCGCGAAGCAAGTGACCTTGATTGGCGTCTGATTTTTGACACGCTCAATGAAATGAGGCAAGATATTGCTGAACATTTTCCATGGCGAGTTATTCACGTCGACCGCGCAGAGGCAGACGACGTTATTGCAGTCATGACTGAGTGGGCACAGACTAATGATCTGATTGTAGAGGGGTTGGTTGAGGAACCGCAGAAGGTTCTTATTCTTTCTTCTGACAAAGATTTCAAGCAACTGCAGCTGGAGCCATTTTCTTCAGGTAATGTGCGTCAATGGTCGCCGATGCAGAAGAAATTTATTCAAGCATCAAAGCAAGAAATAATTGACTTTACGGTAGAACACATCGTTAAAGGTGATGCTGGCGACGGTATTCCTAACATTCTATCTAAAGATGATGTTTTTGTTTCTGGAGATAGGCAGAAGCCAGTGAGCGCAAAACGACTTGCAGAATTTATAGAAAAGGGTGTAGCAGCGTGTCGCACTGATGAAGAAAAACGGAATTGGCACCGTAACGCAGTATTGGTTGCGTTCGACAACATCCCCAAAGAAGTTAAACAATCTATCATCAATGCACACCTAAGTAATAAGCCGAAAGCCGATAAAATGTCTGTTATGAATTATCTCATAGCAAACAAATGTCGTTTACTTCTTGATGAACTAGAAGATTTCTAAAAATTAGAGGGTTTTAATGAAACAATATTTAACTGAAATGCTCAAGAGCATCAATGATGATCCCAAGTCAATTACCAAATATAAAGATGAATTTCTTTTAAAGGTCATTTTCGCGCATGCATTTCTACCATCTTATAAGTTTCAATTGCCAGAGGGTGAGCCGCCATTTAAACCTGCGGATCAACCAATGGGGATGACAGACACTAATCTTTATGTTGAGTGTAAAAGATTCTATAATGTTTTCTGTAAACCAGAAGTGAAACCTATCCGCAGAGAAGCATTGTTTATTGGATTGTTGGAAGGTATTCATCCAGAAGAAGCGAAAGTTTTGATTGCAGTTAAAGATCAACAGTTGACCAAACTGTACCCAAAAATTACACATAAACTCGTGAGCGACGCAGGAATCATCCCCGCACCAGAAAAGAAAGAAACGAAGAAACCTGTTGACAATAATACCTAATTAGGCTATAGTTATGAAACAGAAGTGGGTTGACGCATTTATGGACACTGCCGAGAGATTCGCGCAGTTGTCCACTGCAAAACGATTGCAGGTTGGTGCTGTTGTTGTGAAAGACAATCGTATCATCTCGATCGGATATAATGGCATGCCTGCTGGATGGACAAACGAATGTGAGGAAACGATTCATGGAGAAGATGACACAGTTTATACAAAAACAAAAGATGAAGTTATACACGCAGAAGCAAATTCAATACTCAAGTTGGCTAGGGATGGTGAACGAGCAGATGGTTCCAGTCTTTTCTGCACTCACGCTCCTTGTATACAGTGCGCTAAGATGATTTATGGTGCTGGTATCTCCAAAGTGTATTACAGAGAAGCATACCGTGACGACCTTGGTGTGCAGTTTTTGAAAAAATGTGGTGTGGAAGTTGAAAATCTTGAAAAATAACTTGACTAATAATCATTTTTAAGGTATAATTGTTTATAAATAGATGTTGAGCATCCCTACTTTATGTAGAACTTTTCAGAAAACGCTTGACTAATAATCATTTTTAAGGCATAATTCTTTCTACTATGAAATTAAGAGCAATATCCATGTTAGAGCAGAGTCGACCACTATTAAGTAGCTGGACAGGTTCACTCTCACAGGTTGGATATGAGATTAATAATAGTAATGGGGTGGCGAGTAGATAAAAGTATCTATATACTCACCAAAACCCCTGAGATACTCCAGGGGTTTTTTGTTTTTAGGGGTTGACGAAACAGTCAACATGAGATAATATTCTCTCCCATTCTTTAAAAATTCGGGACTTTTTGTACCCTCTTAGCCAAGTTGGTAAGGCATCGGATTTTGATTCCGACATGCGGTGGTTCGAATCCATCAGGGGGTGCCATATTGAAGCGCATTAAAGGAAAGACAGAGTGGCGACTGTTCGGTGCACAGCTAGCGCACCGCAAGCACAAATGAGCTAACATGTGTATTAGTGTGTTTCAATATGGTAGATAGTCAGTTCTAAAAATGGGTACTCAGAATATCCGTTCTCGAAAGGTGCAAATCCTGGTTAAGCATAGTAGCCGAGTGAAAAGAGGGCAGACTAGCCATATTGAAGCGCATTGCGCGAGCCGGACAATCTCAGTTCGCTGCCTAGCACGATCAGGAGAGGACGAAGCCAGTGTGTTTCAATATGGGTCAAAATAGTTCGGCATTACCAGTGCGCCGCAGTGTTGGTAGCGGTTCGATTCCGCTTTGATCCACCAAATTTTTGCCGATGTAGCTCAGTGGAAGAGCAGTGTCTTGATAAGGCATTGGTCAGTGGTTCAATCCCACTCATCGGTACCAAGTTTATGGAAGCGTGGTAGAGTTGGTTTATTACTACAGTTCGTGTAAAAGATGCTTTTGACTAAATAATAGTAGGAGGTACTACTATGAATTGTCAATTTTGCGGTAAACAGATAAACAATGCTGGTTCTTTAAAGGCGCACGAAAATGTGTGTAAACAAAACCCAAACGCGGTTAAGAAAGTTAGAAGTCCATTAGCTGGTGCCAAAAAAGGACACGTGGCTTGGAACAAAGGTAAGAAAACTGGAAGAATCCAGTACTGGAAAGATCGATATCCTCTTGAAGAGGTTATGGTAGAAAATTCTAGTTATACAAGACACTCTCTTAAAGCCAGAATACTCGAAGAGAATTTGATTGAGTATCGTTGTGCTTGTTGCGGTATTGGTCCAGAATGGAACGGCAATCCTATGCCACTGATTCTTGATCACATCAACGGAATTAACAACGATAATCGTTTAGTGAATTTAAGATTTGTTTGTAGTAATTGTGATACACAGTTACCAACGTACAAAGCAAAGAACAAAGGAAGATAGGGTGCATGGTGCGCAAATGGTCTTGAAAACCATCCTACTGCGAGAGCGGTAACAGTTCGATTCCGTTATCTTCCTCCAATATATGCACGTTTAATTCAGTGGTTAGAAGGCAATCCTTACAAGATTGAGGTCGGTGGTTCGAATCCATCAACGTGCACCAAGTTTATGGAAGTGTGGCTGAGTGGTCTAAGGCAGCTGCCTAGAAAGCAGTCGAGTCTTCATTGGCTCCGTGGGTTCGAATCCTACCACTTCCGCCATTTTAATTAAGGAGCGTATCATGGGTTACAATACAAGACACTTCGACCGTGAAGCCCACTACGCTTCTAAGTCAATAAAAGAACTTCAGCAATATCTGAAAAAAGCTGAACAGTTTTCACAGAAATATCCGCAGTTCAAAGATGGATGGCATAATGAGTACATTCATGACCTTCGTCGTAGAATTGCAGAACGTATTGGAAAGAAAGGATAAGCATATGCCGCGTGTATTCTTAGTGAGTGATACACACTTTGGTCTTAACTTCTGAAAATTATAAATAGTTGTGTACTGAAAAGGAACGACTATGAAACAAAAACCAATAAAGATATGTCCAGTGTGTTCAACTGAGTATACCACTACAGCAAAGACATGCAGCAGAAAGTGCTCTGGTGTATACCATAGCGGAGAGAATAATCCAAACTATGGTAAAACGTGGTCAGACGAACAAAAAACTAAACAGAGTGATCTTGTCAAATCTAAAGTTGATGATGTTTATCGACAAAAGGCTGGGTCTGCTAATAAGGGAGTGAAATTCTCTAAAGACCGAATAGAGTCAATGCACGGTCATAGAAATTCAGAATCATATTCAAGACCACATTCTGAGGATACCAAAAAGATAATTGGTATTAAGTCTAGAGAGAAGTTCACCGATGAATATAAACAACGACAGAGAGAAAATTTTGTTGACCTTGGTTACTGGGTTTCTGATGATGATAAAGATGATTATGAAATATATGTTGAGCATAGTGAGTGGATACAATCTATGTGGAATTATGCGGATAAATCGTTGTTAGAAACTGTTGGTATATTCAACGTCAAAACCAATAGAAATGGACTCGTTAGAGATCACATTTTATCTAGAAAGTTTGGATTTGATGTTGGGGTATTTCCAGAAATTCTTAGACATCCTTGCAACTGTAATATTATTACGCATAGTGAAAACTCTTCCAAGAGAGAAAAGTCTGGGATGACTTTTAATGAGTTGTGTAGTAAAATAGAATCATATGATATGGTTTGGGAAGAACAAGAATTGGTTCTTTCTTTGATTAACAAATGGAGAAACGGTGAACGATTCTCCGCTAACGATTATAGGAGGAAGTCACATGCCATCAGTATTTCTGGTATCTGACACACACTTTCGGTCACGCTGGCGTATGCAGATTTACTCGTGATGATGGTGTAACAAAATTAAGACCATGGACAGATCCAGATGAGATGGATGAATACATGGTAAAAGTTTGGAACGAAACCGTGAAGCCGAATGACAAAGTTTATCACTTGGGTGATGTAGTGATTAACCGTAAAGCATTGGGTGTCATGAAACGTTTGAACGGTGATAAAGTTTTAATTCGCGGTAACCATGACATCTTTAAAGACGATGAATATCGTGAATACTTTAGAGAACTTCGCGCATATCATGTGATGAATGGTATGATTCTTTCTCACATACCGTTGCATCCAGATTCTCTTGGTCGTTTTGGTGTCAATATTCATGGACACTTACACTATCAAAGAGTCATGAAAGACGACGGTTATGGTGGTCATGTTATTGATACTAGATATCATTGCGTCTGCGTTGAACAAACTGATTATCGACCAATTATTTTTGAAGACGTTCTTAAACGAATCAAAGACGAAGGTGGAGAAGTTGGATTCCGTAACGGTAATGGTCCAGCGATGTGATTTAGGAGAGTGGGCAGGATGGTAATGCAGCGGATTCATTTTTAGAAGAAAAGAAATTGGTGAGTTGGATGAGTGGCTGAAATCGGCACCCTGCTAAGGTGTTAGT